ATTTTCTACAACAAAGAGAATATCACGAATACAATCAGGATTTAATTTCATCAGCATTACCTCATTTTATTTTATTATACCAAATTTAGAAAGAATAACATGATTCATCATTATATAACTCATTATGCAAGTAATGGAAAAGATTACGCCGAAGCATGGATCCAAATCAATATTTTTGGAATGTGCTTTTGTTTATGGAAAAAGCGTACAACCATTGAACGATTGTACGCATTAGATGAATTTAGATAACAAAAAAAGCACCTGACGGCAATCAGGCGCATACTTAAATAACTAAAACCATTATATCACAAAAATGCTTGCCCGCATAGTTGAGAGGATGTAGAAAATGGAAGGGATAACGTTACAATTACGATTGGACGGCGAAAGTGCTGAATTGTTCACCAATCAATTATTGGCTTTTGCTGAAAAGCAGGTCAAGGAGCAGTTAGCGAATGATCGCATGCCAATCAATCAACAAGCTTTGATGAAGAAGTTTGGCTTTACTCATGGCTATATTAAGAAGTTAGAACGTAAAGGACTAAGATTTCGTAAGCAAGGGAAAGATATTATGTATGATGTCAATGATGTTTATGAAATTTTGGAATTAGAGAAAGAAGTACGAAAATTAAGAGCGTAAGGAGAACAAAATGACAGAACCAAATTTATCAAGCCAATTGCTTGGCTTGGTGGCTATCTTTATCGGGATCTTTATTCTGATGTTACTGACTGCTAAAAATGAAAAATCGGATGAACAAAATATAGTAGTCATCATTGAAAAAACAGAAGATTTCGGAGAAGTTGCCCGAAGAAACTTGAAAAACAGCGACAGGAGATTCACCTATGACACTCAGCCACCTGTCGGACTTGCTTCATCGATTGAGGACGTACCACAAGTTTTTAGAGCATGCATCGAAGATTATGACAGACTGGCTCAGGACTACCTGGAAGAAGCAGGTAACAATGATTTTCTAAGAAAGCAAAATGCAGGCCTCTTAGAAGAAAATGGGCGTTTGCTTTATCAGGAAATGACTATGAATTTCCGTCAGAATCCAAGAAAATGGAGGGCAAAGACATGAGTGTTAGTCGCAGTATGAATGAGTTAGAAATTCGTGTATTAAACATGATTATCAATTGTGCGACCTTCGACTTGCCAATCCAAGCCAGTGAAATTCGTTTAGAAACCGGACTGTCGAAGCGTAAGCTGGAAGAGACTATCGAAAGCTTGCGTGTCAATTTTGGCCACCCTATCGTGGCTAAGAAGATGAAACCAAATGGATATTACTTGCCACGAAGTGAGGAGGAGCGACAAGCTGGGCTTGCGCCTTATCGTCGTCAAATCCTAACCGAGCAAAAGAATCTTGCTGCAGTGATGAATGTGGATTTAGAAAAATATTGGGGGAATAGCGCATGAGTGAAGATTTTAGAATACTACCTCATGATCTAGTCGCAGAGCAGTCGGTTCTGGGTGCTGTCTTTATCTCACCGGAAACGATGATATCACTTGCAGACGAATTAACTCCTGACGATTTTTACAAGCCTGCTAACAAGATTGTATTTAAAACTATGTTGTCATTGCTTGAAAAAGGTGAGCCAATAGATGCTACGACAATGGTTTCTACTCTTACTAATCAAGGGAAGATTAAAGAAATTGGTGGTTTAAACTATGTTGTCGAGTTGGTAAATTCAACACCAACTTCAAAAAATGTGGAGCATTATGCCAAACTGGTTAAAGAAAAGGCTACGCTTCGGAAAGTAATTGCTGAACTGTCGGAATCACTTTCTAGTGCATATCAGGGAGATATTTCTATCAATGAAATCATCGAAAAAACTGAAAAATCAATTCTTGATATCAGTAATCAAAATGTTGGAAATGGATTTCGTAATGTGGCTGATATCCTTGATACACATATGCAGATGGTCGAGACTCGCTCACAGACAGATGGATTCGTGACTGGGCTATCTACTGGCTTTGTCGGATTGGATAAGATTACAACAGGCCTTCATGAAGGGAATCTTATCATCCTTGCTGCTCGTCCTGCTATGGGTAAGACGGCGCTAGCATTGAACATTGCAAAGCATGTGGCTACGATGGAAAGAAAACCTGCCGTCATCTTCTCGCTTGAAATGGGAGCAGAGGAATTGATTGAGCGCATGGTGGCATCTGAGGGTATGATTCCAGGTTATCATTTGAAGACTGGGAATCTTAGTACCGATGAGTGGAAAAGACTTGTACATGCGCAAAGCAATCTCTATGATGTACCTATTTTCGTGGATGACACGGCTGGGATTCGGATTTCAGAGATACGATCAAAAGCTAGAAAATTGTCTCAAGAAATGGGCGGTCTAGGCATTATCATCATTGACTACTTGCAGTTGATCACTGGTTCAAAGAGGGAGAATCGTCAGCAGATTGTTTCTGAAATTTCAAGGGAATTGAAGATACTAGCAAAGGATTTGAGGGTTCCTGTCATAGCCTTATCGCAGTTGAGTCGGTCGGTTGAGCAGAGACAGGACAAGCGTCCAATGCTGTCAGATTTGCGAGAATCTGGTTCGATTGAGCAAGATGCAGACATTGTAGCTTTCTTGTATCGTGATGCCTACTACCAGAAGGAACATGCAGACAGTCAAGAAGCGAATAACGTGACCGAGCTGATCCTGGAAAAGAATCGGCATGGGAGTCTAGGAACAGTGAAGTTGTACTTTCACAAAGAATACACAAAATTTTCAAGTGTGGAGGGGTAGAGAATGGCTGAGACTTATTTTAAAAATGAAGTTGAAAAGTTTCAATATTTTCAATTGCCTAAATGGCTCTTTAAGGAGCCTTATAAAAAGTTATCAAACAACGCTAAAATAATGTACGCATTGCTTTATAATCGTTTGGACTTGTCTTTGGAGTCCAAGTGGCATGATCGAAATGGTCAAGTATTTATGTATTTTACAACGGCTGAATTTTGCGAAGAGTTGGGGTGTTCGGAGAAGACGGTGACCAAGATTAAAAAAGAACTTGTGGCATCAGGTTTGTTGAGGGAAGAACGTCAGGGCTTGACTAAGCCAAATCGACTTTATATCCTTGGTCCAAAAATTGTCCAACAAACAATTCCTGAACCGAAGAAATTACCGTCCAGAACCGTAGAAAATACCGCTCTGGATACGCAAGAAGTACAAACAATAAAGACTGATATTAGAAAGACTGATATAGATAATAATAAATTGTCGATTTATAAAGAAATTATCTCATATTTAAATCTTAAAGCAAAAAAGAATTTCAAGATAAATACTGCTAGTCATCAAAAATTTATCAAGGCAAGACTAAAAGAGGGTTATGTCCTTGAAGATTTTAAGAAGGTTGTGGATATCATGGTTGCTAAGTGGAAAGGTACAGAGTATGAACAATATCTGCAACCTCAAACGCTTTTTGGCAATAAGATGGACAATTATCTAAACCAACCTATGCCACGAAAAGCTCACTCTTTTCAATCAGCAGTTGATGAAAGGCTAGGATTTTAAATGAAACAGTTTAAACAATTTAGAACTAGAACAGTTCTTGATGATGTCTGTGAAATCCATGGATGCCATCTTTGGTCTGTTAAGATTCCTATCAAGGGAAAGGTTGAGGAAATCAGTCAATGTCCTGAATGTGAGAAAGAGAACATTCGTCTCTTTGAAAAGCAGTTGAATATGGAATCTGAAGTTAAAAGCAAACTATCGGACACTTACGAGGTCTTTGCTCGTGACAGTATCGTTTCAAGTAAGCTGGCCAGTAAGTCACTACATGACTATGAGATTCAGGTTGATATTGATGAAAAGGCTATGAATTTTGTGAAGCGATTGGAACGTGAGTATGCCAAAGGTACGGTTGGAAATGCCATCATCACAGGACCTTCTGGTGTTGGTAAGAGTCATCTGACCTATGGATTAGCTCGGTTTCTCAATGATCAGTTCAAGTCTTATGATGAACCTAAAAGCGTGCTCTTTGTGTCAGTCGTTACTTTATTTGATAAGATTCGTGAAAGCTTTGAGTTTGATAATGGCTATTCAGAAGCGAAGATGGTTAAGTTATTGTCTGAGGTTGACTTTCTCTTCTTGGACGACCTTGGGAAAGAGAGTCGTAAAGCTGATACAAAGCGAAACGAATGGGCTCATCAGATATTGTTCAAGATCTTGGATAATCGAACAAATACCATTATCAATACGAATTTGAGCAGTGAAGAGATTAAAGAGCTTTATTCTGATGATTTTGGGAATGGTGCTCTCTCTAGTCGAATTTTTGAAGGAGCAACTGGCAGATGCTTTGTGTATCCGTCTGGGATGAAGGATAGGAGGTATTGATTATCAAAAAAATGACAGTCTGGGCACTTTTTGATAGTGGGAATGGTTCTTACTTCAAGGGTGCTAACTCTCTGAATAGTTCGGGGGGGGGCGAATATTGAAATCTATTCAATCGGAATAGATATAGAAAACAAGAACAATCATTTTATAAATCTGGACCTTGCTGATTACAAACGTTTATTTGGAGATAACACGCTCTTTGACGTGTTAGACAAATTACCAAAACCTGACCTTGTAATAGCTAGTCCACCATGTGAATCATGGTCAAATGCTTCTGCAATGGAAAACGGAAATGCGTGTTGGAAACGCAATGATGTCTCTGATAGCTTGTTTGCTCCACAAGTAAGACCTTCACCGTTCACGATCAGGGCAAATCAGGATTACGAGTCAGCCTATATAAATTATCAGTACGACAAGCAATTTTTAAAAAGGGTCAATGGCGAGCTAACAGCTTTCAACACAATAGAAATCATAAAAAGATATAGACCACAATTTTGGGTTATCGAGAATCCAGCAGCTGACAGACTGTGGCCCTACATTGAGGATATTATTGGATTCAGAATTCCATACAAAAACCTAGCTAGATACAATAATTATGATTATCCTTTACAAAAACGGACGATTTTTGGAAGCAATATTGAACTTAATCTTAAAAATAAAATTATCAAGCAGGATATCGA